AGGGAATATTAATGAAATAGTGGAGGTATGATTGAGTATTTACGAACAATTAAGAAAGATAATTAATAACAATTCATGTTGGCAACAAGACAATGTAAAGATTGAATTGCTATGGAATATTCTTTTATCGAATGACAAAAGGAGTTTTAGGGAATATTTCGAAGAAGAACATAATGTTGAATTATATGATGCAATGACATTCAAAGAATTATTAATTTTATGTAATCAATACAATGTGGGAGGTAGATTTAAATGAATGATTTAATAATTGATATCGCTAGATTAAAGGCAATACAAGAAAATGTTAATCAAATTAATGGAATGTATTTAACTAAGAAAATACTGCAAGAAATGATTAAAGAAAAAGAAATAGTAATAAACAATTTTGAAAAAACTTTAAAAAAGGAGGATTGCAGACAATGAGCAGATTGAAAGACAAATTACTTGAGGTGGAATTATTTGTTGGAGAACAAATAGAAGACTACACAAATGAACAAGTAATCGAAAAAGTTCGCAAACGATTTGGATCGCAGATGTATGTTCAATATGCAGAAGAATTGCTTGAAGAATTTAGAATGGAATTAGATTTGATAAGGAGGTTTTCATAATGAAACAGAAACGAATATTTGAAAAATTACATGATGTAATAAGTTCATTAAATGAAGAAGTAAATGATTGGAATAAAAAAGGAATTAAAAAGATAAGTTTGCAGAACATGATAAATGATCTTGAAGTTGTTGATGCAGAATTACATGATTTAATTCCACCATCAATAGAAGGGGAGGGAAGTTTTGGTAATCAAGACAATAGAGTTTGTATGTTCTATGTAATTAAGCAATTACAAGACATGATTACAGAAAATGATGATAGACAAAAGATACTTCAATTAACAGAATTTTATAATGAATTAGTTTTTAATCTTGGAATAAATACATTAAGAAATCATACGAATGATTGGGAGGATAGATAATGATTACATTAGAACGATTAAAAAATGCAGTAGCAGATATAAAGGCAAGTGAAGAAGAATGGATACTAGATATTGAATCTAATGAATATCAATGTATGTGTGAGGGTTTAGATATGCTTGTTAGACATTTTGAACAATTAGAGGAGGCAGATAATGGCAAGTGAATTATATCATCATATTCATAGAAATAAATTATCTAAAACTGTTACTTGTGATGGTTGTGCAGAAATGTTTGATGAATGTGAAATAGACTTTAGTCATGCAGATTATTTTAGGTGCGAAGATTGTGCCGAAAAACATTCTAAAGAGGCTTATAAACTTTATTGGGGAGATAAAAAATGAGTGGACATAGTTATGATACTGAATGCCCAAATTGTGGGAATGAAAATTATATGATTAGTGAGGATTGGAAACCATTTGATACAAGAAGTACATTTTGTTTAGATTGTGGTTTTCAAACTTATACTCATACTTCGTTTGCAAGTTTAGAGGAAATAAATATTGAGAGATCAGAATTTGATGATGGGGATGAACAAATGTATGCCCCATTATTAAAAAGAGCCGAACCCACAGAATGGGCAAGGCATAACATGAAATATTATCTGACAAAGGAGGACACAAATGACAGATAAATTTACAAAACCAATATTAAGAAATCTTAGAATGACTTTACAAGAAGTGCTAGATGCAGAATGTAAAACAGATAAGATACCTTTTAAATTTACTCTTGGTAATTGTACTTTTGAGGAAGACCAAGCAAAGTTTCAATTGATTGTTACTTTCAAAGGTACAACACCTCAAGACATACAAAGAAAAAAAGAGTATGAGGATCTTCAACAAATGGCAAAATTCTTTGATATAGATTTGTTAAAGAAACACCCTAGGTACACTCTTGTTGGTTACAAAAGTAAAGCAAGAACAAAACCTTGGATTATTACAGACAATCAAAGAAGTGGAGAGTTCATTATAACTGATGATCAAGCAAAAACTTTGTTTGGTAAAAAAGATGTTAATGAATTTATTGAAAGACAAAGGGAGGCACAATCTAATGCTTAAATTAACTTTAAAAGATCTTTGGGATTTAAGAGAGTGGGTTGATCAAATGTATTGGGACTATGATCGATTGAGTAGAAGTGGTCAAGATACTCTTGATAAGATCGCCAAAAAGATTGGTCTTGAAGATAAGGAAGATGCTAATAATAAAATTTATGATGTGATCGACACAATGGATGTTGATAAATTAAAAAGGGAGATTTTAGAAAATGAGAAGAATTAAACCTAAAGCAATTGAAAAGTGGAGGGCACAAGGTATTCCTTGTGTCCCACGATATCATTTTACAGAAGTTCCTAACAATGAATATGGTCGATTGTTTATTAAATGCTTGAAGAAGTATTTAAATAAAGATGGATATTATATCACTGTTAGAGGACAACATTTAAGAAAAGATGTTGATTGGAGAAAACATCAACATGGTCAACCTCAATATGCATCAACTCATCTTAGAGTTTATATTGATAGGAGGAAAGAAATATGAGAGAGCAAAAACCTTGGACTAATCCTCTTCATCACTCCCAGGAAAATCAAGCACAAGATCATAAACTATTAGAAATGTCTAAAATTTTAGAAGATTACATGGAACATAAATTTGATGTCATTACAGATAGCGAATGGTTTGCAGATTTAGTAGAGGAAAAAATTCAAAAATTATTGGAGGAAAAAAATGATTAAAGAAGTTTCTTTATGTAGTGGGATCGGAGGTTTTTCTCTTGGTTTCGAATGGGCAAAATTCGCAGAACCAGTTATGTTCTGTGATTTTGATGAATGGTGTAGAAAAGTTTTAAAAAAGAATTGGAATGATATTCCAATTTATAATGATGTTAAGGAGATCGCAAATGACCCAAGAAGATTTATTTCAAACAAACTCAACAAAGGAGAAAAATGGGTGCTCACAAGTGGATACCCATGTCAACCTTTCTCCGTCTCGGGAAATCGCAGAGGCGAAGAAGACCCTCGGCACATCTTTCCGTACATCCATAGAATTGTTGAACAAACAAGACCCACTTATTGTGTTTTCGAAAATGTTTATGGGCATGTCTCAATGGGACTTGACGAGGTTCTCTTTGAAATGGAAAGGATCAACTACCATACGAGGCAATTTGTTGTTTCGGCTAGTAGTGTCGGAGCGAGACACAAAAGAGACAGACTCTGGATCATCTGCAAAAATGTGGGCGACACCGAATACAATGGATGCTCTACCTCCGAGATCGGAGGAAGCAACCAAGAAATTGCAAGAGGGTCACAGAAAAGGTCGCAAGAGACCGAGCAATCTAAGGGAGCAAGTGGACAAGAAGACAATGGCTCTTTACGAAACAAACTATCCGACACCGACAACGAAGGGTTTCGGTCATGCCTCGGAGGGGATGACATTGATCTTCAGAAAGAAAGTGGAGAACGGAGAACTGACGGAACAAGAGGCTCAAGCAATGATGAACGGAGTAACTCTGAGACCACCAAGAATGAAGGAGTGGAAATATCCGACACCGAATGCAGGTCTAGTCAAACACAGTTACAACGGGAATCACGAGTATTACAAGAAGAGACTCAAGGACGGCAGACAAGTGGACTTGGCTCACAAGATATTCCAAGAGGAGGGAGACGGCAGACTCAATGCGAATTGGACAGAGTGGCTAATGGGTTATCCTATTGGATGGACGAACCTCGAGGAGTCCCAAGAGTCACAGTCGATCAAAAAAACAGACCCCAAAGATTAAGGATGTTGGGGAATGCAATAGTTCCCCAAATAGCAATGCAAATAGGTTTAGCATTAAAAGAAGATATGAAAAATTGATCTTACTTGACTTCCTAGGAATAATAATGCTAAAGAGAAAAGGCACGGAGCAATATCAGGAATTGCTTATGTTTGGTCGGAGAGTTTTGTCCTCCCCTTATCCTCTCCGACCACCTTAAAATCACCTTCAATAAAAGCAGACGGATGTTGTTTTCTAATCTCTGTGAGTCTTGCTACTATTTCTTCTCGAGATAATTGATCTAATTGATGAGTTGTTTCTCTTCGATCTATAGTTAAGCCTCCAAGTGCAGAGCGTATCTTCTCGGCATTGATCGCAGACGAAAATTGACCTTCTGCCTCTGCTCCTCGACTTAAATCATGTAAGCGTTTGAGTTGACCAATAAGCGTGACACCATATTTCTTTTCTCTAATCTCTCGGAGTTCTTTAAGATGTTCAGTAACCAAAGGAAAATCTTTACCATTCAACAAAAGACTTGCAGTCTTGGCTGCCTGTCCTTCGGAATATCCTGCTCTTCTTGCACACTCGGCATTACTATAAATGCCTTCACAAATAAGTTTGCAGAATTCTTTTTGTCTGTTTGTAAGGAACTTTTCTTTTGCCATAATCAAAATATAATAGGTTTATTCTCATATTTTTTCAATTTAAAACCAAAAAAAATGTTTGCGGCTTCATCTTGTCTGTATCAAAGTGTACTGAGTGTATACAAAAGTGTACTGAACTATTTTAAGTATATCAACAGTTACAGAAGATATTATACACTTATACACTTATACACCTATTTTAAAAAAAATAAAAACAAAACAAAAAATTATGAGAGAAACAATATAGAAAATTAATATCGCTTGACTTTTATAAGATAATTTAGGAGAATTAAAAAAAACTTAGGAGTAAACTGTGGAAAATCTAGATAGAAGAATAGATATGCCTATGGAATTT